ATCCCGGAGATCGCCGGTTCGGACGCTCACTATGCTCCTCGCCGTTATCGCTATCGGCTCTGCGCCGTCTCGCAATGCTTGCATGAGCGTTTTTCTGCGCATGGCCTGCGGAATGGCCTCAAGGGCTGATTTGGTTTCTGCGAGCCCGGTAATTCGCACGGTGACCCGCATTCAGCGTTCCTCAAACCAAATCATGAAGTCTTGCGACACACGGTGCATTTTCGCGTTTGAATCGTAGTCATCCCGTGCGCTGTCGAGGAAAACGCCCTGGACTGTCACCTCGACGGGCGGCGAGCCATCCATAGGCATCGGCCCGAGGTAGCCGTCAAGGCGCGCCTTGACGGCGCGGGCGAGCTCGTCGGCAGCGTCAGGCTCGACAGCCCACGCGTCGACCTGAACACGAACGCGATCCAAGCCCGACGGGCCTTGCATGTGGTGGTCTCCGCGGCCTGAGATCCGCGTGTAGACGATGCTCGTCTGTCCGTTCTGCTCTTGCGGCAGCACCACGGGGAAGGCCCTCGACGAGCCCACGGCGGCGGCGATGTCCGCGTCGGCGAGCAGGAACGCGCGCAGCGCCGGCCGTAGGTCTTTCATCGCTCCTCAATCCAGCACAGAAACTCGGCCGAGACGACATAGAGCTTACTTTCGGAGCGGTAGTCATCCCGCGAACTATCGAAGAACACGCCTTGCACCGTGACGCCCTCGGGCGGTGAGCCCTCAACAACCATGGGCCCGGCGTATCCGTCGAGGCGGGCCTTGACCAAGCCGGCCAGGGCCGCCGCGTCGTCGATGTCGTCTGCGATCGCGTCCACTCGCATACGCGGGCGGGCGAGCCCTGACGGCCCTTCCGTGTGGTGGTCGCCCCGATCGCCCGTCATGGCGTAAACGATGCTCCGGCGGGTCTCCTCTTGCGGCAGCACCACGGGGAAGACCCTCGAGCCGCCGACGGCAGCCGAGAGCGCGGCGTCACCCAACAGGAACGCGACGAACGAGGGGCGCCATGCGCCGGGCGCGAGCTCGGGTTCCGGTTCGACGCCTTCCTCGTCGGTTGTGAAAGACCCGGATGTCGCCACGGCCGAACGGTTGGCGGCTGCGTCGTCCTGAACGAAATGAGCCCAATACGTGGTTGCCGGCAGCAACCCCGAGGCGCCGCCGGCGACGTTCTGAGCGCCTGTCGCAACAACCGCCTGGCTGCCGCTGTCCGCCGCCGCGGCGCCCGTATGATCCTGGCCCGCCGCGACTTGCGCGCCGCTCGGCGCCGTCGACGAGCTGGTTACAACCCACATCAGGGTGCCGTTGCCCTCGTCCGTGGTGACGCTCAGGGAGGCCGTGCTCGTCCCCGTGGCGTCCCCGGTGGCGCCAGATAGGACCGGAGCGACCTCGTCCTCGATCGGGCCGCCAAGCCAGGATGTGGGCCCCACCTCGTCGGCGTCGAGCCAGACCCCAGGCGCGCCCGCGGCATACGTCGCGTCAGTCTCTGAGATGATCTCGGCGCCGTTGACGTATGCCGTCAGCGCGTCGCCCTCGGCCTCGAGGCGCACCGTCTGCCCCGCCCCGGTCGACATATTGACTTGCGAGCTCAGCGCCGTGAAGCTGGCGCCGCCGTCGTAGCGCCACAACTGCCAGCCCGCGCCGTTCCCAAAGAGGTAATAGCCGCGGCCCTGCGTATCCACGCGCACAGCGGGGCCACCGCTGGCCGGGTTCGCCCCAGCATAGGCAACCTCGGCGTGGTGGTCGGCCTCGAAGTCGTTCGCTCCCCAATACGCGATGCCCGCGCTCAGGGTGGCGCGGATCGCACCGTCGAGGAGTTGCGGGGAGATGGACGGTAGATTCCAATCGTCGCCCACGTCGGCGCGGTTGAAATTGTCGCTCGCGTCGGCCTCGACGCCGTCGCCGCCGAGCCAGGATGTCGGCCAGGATGTGGCGGCCACGTCGAGCCAGACGGCAGGACGGCCCGCGGCGATGTTCGCGTCGGTCTCTGAGATGATCTCGACGCCGTCGACGTGCGCCGTCAGGGTTGAGCCGTTGGCCGTCAGTCGCACCGGCACGCCGGCCGGAGTCGACATGGTGACCTTGGAACCTATGCTCTCAAAGCCGCTCCCGGTGTAGCGCCACAACTGCCAACCGTCGCCCGAGCCGTACAGGTAATAACACGTGGCGAGCCCGTTCGTCGGGTCGAGGTGGGCGCACCGCACCGCCGGGCCGGTCCCGTTGGGGTTGGTGCCCTCGTAGGTGACCTCGGAAAAATGATCGTCGTCGAACGTGTCGGCGACCCACTCGGCCGGGCCTTGCGCGAACGTGACGCGCAGCGTCCCACTCGTGATGATGAGTTGCCCGCCGGGGAACCGCCAGTCGCCCCCGATAAACTCCCGGTCGAATGTGTCGCTGACGTCTGTCATGGGCGCTCAACCATCCGCGCGGCGAACCGCTATGATACGCAAGCCTTCACGCCGACCCACCTCGTGCACCGCGGCGACATCGTAGATCGTCCGGCCTGGGATGTTCCCAGCGGCCGGCGCCGGCGGATAGACGACGCGGTCGAGCGGTGAGAGATCCGCGATGCTGTCCGACCAGCGCACGAGGAATTCGGTCTGCTGCTTTGCCGCCCACTGCGGCTCGCTGAAACGCTCGTCGCCGCTGACGGGCCCCACCGACGCCGCGCGCTTGGTCGCGATCGCCGACCACGTCTCGACGGGGGCGCCGGACGGCGTTTGCGTCACGGTCTTCCGCTGAATGTCAATCTGACGATCAAGCCGCCCGAACCGCATTGCATCCCCCAACGGCTTCCCAGCATTCGCCCAAGCGCATTTCCTGCCGGCTGAACTGGCACCACGCGAGACGGTGCACCCACTCGGCGCGGTCCGGCGTCACCAGTGCGTCGAGGCCGCGCGCCGTCACGTCCCATGCCATTGATCCGCGGTCGACGGCAACCGTCGGCACGCCGGCGAGGACGGCGTCGACGGCCGAGTTGCTGTTGTACGTCACCACGGCGGCCGCCCCGGCGAGTGCCTCGGCGATCTCGCCCGGCGGCACCGTCTTGGCGTTCGGCACGGGCGCGCGATAGCCGCGCTCGAGCGCGGCAGGGTGCGGGCGGAAGCGGACATCCCAGCCGGCAGCGGCCGCGGCCCTGGCCGTCCGCGCGTACCATTGTGCAATGTCCACCCCGCGCAGCGACATATCGCCGGGCACTTGACCCATCAGCAGCAGGTAACCCGGACCCGGCGCGCGCCAGGGCTTCAGCATGCCGGGGAAGTGCAGCCGGAAACGCGCCCCGTCGTGGGGAGGCGTGCGGAACTCGGCCCGGCCGTTGAGCTCGCCGCCGAATGACACGCTCGCCCACTTGAAACGGTCGCCCAGATAGCCGCGCTCGAGGACGCACACCTCGCCGCCTTTGCGCGTTTGCGCGGATATCCACTCCCCGCGGCGCACGCCCCACAACACCATTAGGTCGCACGGCGCGGGGCTGGTCGAGACGTGCACCGTCCAGCCGTGGCGCCTCAGACCTTCCGCGAAGGCGCCGCCCCAACTGGTGTGATGCTCAGCCGCGTTTCGGACGATGACAACCGCAGTCTTCCCCATGTGTCAGCCCTGCCGTGTCCTGCTCTGCTCGTTCGATGGCCGCACGCGGCAACCCGCCGGCCGCCAGATATGCCGCGTCCCACGGCCGGGCGCGGCCGGGCTGGGGTACGCGGCGCACTCCCACCGGCAGCCCGATGGCCACCGCGCACCCTATCCGGTGGGCCCCTGCGCGAAGTCGCCCGTTCGACCCGATCACAACCGGGCGCGCGGCGTCGAACCCATCGGCCTGCATTGACGCAAGCAGACCGCCGCACGCCGCGACGTAGTGCTCGACGCTGGCTTTCCAGCTCCCCGGCTCGACGCCGCCCGTGCGCGCCAGGATGTGCGCCCGATAGACGGCCTCGGCCTCGGCGTCGCCGCCTGCGATGAGATGGCGGAACATGCGCCACTTGATCGCGAGATCAAGCCGCTCCGGCGTCAGCAACTGCCGCGGGCAGACCCACGAAAGCAGCGATCCGCGATCGGTTGTCATCAGCCGGGTTCCTTGTGTCGAGCTCGAGCACCGGGACGCCGCGCGCTCTCAGGATGGCGACGGCCAGGCGGCGCGGCGCCTCATAGGTGGCTGCGACAGCCGAAAGTTCCCGGCTCGGCATCGTCCGGCCGCGCTCTCTGTTGCGCTGGCGGATAGTCTCGACATCCGCATAGAGCGATATGGCCGCCGCGGGCGCCGGCACCAGCCGGAAGAACTCGGCAAGGTCCGTCCCTTCCGGGACCCGCCACCCCAAGTCAATGCCGCGCATCACCAGCCCAACGCCTGCATACACGCCGCCGGGCATCCGCTGCAGCGTCGCGACCTTGCGGAGCGCCTTCTCAAACATCTGTCGCCAGTGCTCGCCGCGGCGCTGGTGCCCGATCGCGCGGGCAAGACGCTCGGCGCAGTCAAGGAACGGTTGCCAGTCGGCCGGGTGCGCCTTTCCGTCCGATGGGACGCTCGGCGACCACGTGGCGTTGCACAGCGTCGACTTGCCGACGCCGGGCGCGCCGAACACCTCAACCACGCGCAAGGCGCAGCATCCTGTATCGCGGCTTGTGAATGGCCCGGTCTTCGTCGAGGCGCCAGCCGGGCGCCAGAGCGGCGACCACCTCGCTCACCTCAGCCGGCCGCGTCAGACGCCCGTCGTCTCCCCCTACCCTAAGGCTCACGATCACGGCCTTGCGCGAGACACGCTGAAGCTCGCCCACGGCGCGCGCCAGCTCGTCAGGCTCGATCATGTTCAAGAGGCGGATGCACACCGCCACGTCAACGGAGGCGTCCTGCAGGTCGATTGCCAGCACGTTGCCGGTGCGGATGTCCCAACGGCTGTCATGACACTTGAGCATCGCCTGATCGAGCATGTCCTGATTGATGTCTCGCCCGATCACGTGGCACTTTTGCGCGTGGTAGATCGGCGCGAACCGCCCGGTGCCATAGGGGATATCGAGCACGGTCGCGCCCTTCCCGAACGGCGCCAGCCACACAGACAGGATGCTGTGCTCGGCTGCCCACTTCTCCTGATGGACGCGCTTGGCCTCGTAGCGCCTCGCCGTCTCGCCCCGGTAGTTGGCCGCTGTCGCCTGAGCCCTGCGGCTCATGATAGGTGCTGTGCAATCCATGGGTGTTTCTCTTGAACCTCGGGCATGGTGGGGATTCGGGGGCCAGGAAAGAACACGACGCGCGCCCCCGGCGGCAACGTCTCGCCGACGCCGCGCACGATGTCACGTGGCCGGCCCGCGCCGAGGACGCCGTGCGAGGCGTCCCAATAGGCCTCGTCGGCGCGGCACTTGTGCGAGATCCACGCTTGGTCGGTGCCGCTGGTGAAACGGCGCATCTCGGCAGGATGGCGGCGGGGGTCGAACCCCTCATAAAGCGCCGGCCGGCAGCCCGCCGTCAGCAGGATGATTGAGGAGTTATAGCGCGCACGGCGCGGAATATCGGCGTTCGGGTTGCGCCACAGCACGAGCGGCTCGGCGCGCGCCACGATGGGGTCAAGGCTGCCGACGATGACGCAATCTAGGTCGAGGTAGAGCACCCGCTCGCCGAGGTGCTCGGCGATGTCCCGGCGAAAGAGCATCAGTTTGCCGTACCTCGTCCCCGGCACAAAGGTGCGCACGTCCAACGGCACGGTGCGGCACACGCCGGCGAGGGCCTCGGGCTCGTCCGTGACGCACACGAACTCGTGCGGCAGGGTGAGGTGACGGCGCACCATCCTGGCGAGGGCGGCCACGTGCTCGCGCCCGTAGCGATAGATCGCATTGCACTTGCCCTGCGGGTCCGCCCACAGAAAGCAGCACACAGTCAGCATGGGCGATGCTCCCGGATCCATGGGTGGCGGCGCTGCACCTCGGGCGACGCCGGATCGCGCCGGCCTGGGAAGTGGACAACGCGAGCGCCCGCCGGCAGCCTGGCGCCTGGGATCTGCGACTGATTCCACACGCCGTGCGTATGGTCCCAATGCGGGTTGTCGCGCGGCACGTGCGCCGAGAGCCAGTCTTGATCGTCGCCGTCCCACTGCGGCACGCCGAGGGCGGGGTCGAAAGCCTCGTGGATGTCCGGGCGGCAGCCGGCCGTCAGCAGGATCTGCGATGAGTTGTAGGGCGCCCACTGCGGACGCTCGCCGAAATGGGGGTTCCGCCACAGCACGAGCGGCTCGTCGCGCGCCACGATGGGGTCAAGGCTGCCGACGATGACGCAATCTAGGTCGAGGTAGAGCACCCGCTCGCCGAGCCATTGGGCCGCGTCGCGGCGAAATAAGCTGAGCTTGGGGAAACGCTTGCCCGGCCGCATCAGAGAACGGTCGAGGGGCGCCGTTTCGATGTGGCCGCCGTTCAACTCGTCCGTGATGCACACGAACCTATGGGGTGCTGTCAGGTGCCGCGCCACCATCTCGCGGAGCGCCAGGACATGGCCCGCGCCGTACTGCCCGAGGGCGTCGCCGTGGCGCCTGGCCGGGTCGCGCCAGTAGAAGCAACAGATCGTCAGCATCAGTCCCGCCACACGATGCCAATGCCGCGCGACTCCGGGTCGACCGATATCACCTCGTGCCGGTGTGTCGCCTTCAGCTCGTCGAACAGGCGACGCGGCCCAATCGAGGCGCTCTTGTCGCCCATCAGATCGTGGAACGCCACGAGCCGGCCCATCGGCCCATAGTTGCGCCAGTCCGCCGAAACGCCACCGAACGTGTGATCTCCGTCGATGAGGACAGCGTCGAATGGGGCGAGCGCCTGCACCTTGGCCACGGTGTCGGCGCTGTGGCTGTCCCCGAGGATCATGGTCGCGGGTCGACCCTGCGCGGCAAGGTCGGCAACCGCGCGCTGAAGATACACGGCGCTATCCGTGTGCCGTGGGGATTGCTTGCCGTTCTTGTGTGCCGGGAAGTCAGTCGCCACGATCCGCGACCCTTCCGGGAGCGCCATGCCGACGAAATGGACGGTGTCGCCATAGCGACAGCCGACCTCGAGGTAAGACTTAACGCCCTCTCGATTGAGCAAGGCCGCGAACTCCTCGACCTCGTCGAGGTATTGCGGCCATGGCTGCCCAGACCAGCCTATAGGCTTGTACGCCATCCGCTTGCCGGTGACCGGCGAGACGATGAATTTTTCGGTGGCCCTAACCATCACGCCTTCCCCCTGCGATACATGCGGCCGGTGGTGATGCACAGCGCATCCTTGCCGGACATCTCCGCGATTAGCTTGGCTTGCCGCTCGTCGCTTTCGATGAAAAGCACGGCATCCGAGCGCAGATAGAACCGCGCCTTGTGCTCGGCGTGCGCGGCGACAGTGCTATTCCTCGGCCAGGGCGGAGGCGGATCCTGGCTCATTTCCAGCGCGCCATAGGTGACGCCGTGGCGTTTGAACCAAGCCGCAGTTTCGGCCCTGTAGACGTGGCTGCGGCCCGTCACGAACGCGCCGACCCGCTTCGCCGGCGTGTAGAGCATCGGCGCCCCGACGATGAATCGCCGATAGGCCTCGGCGCTCCGCTTCTCCTCGCTCGTCGGGTCCGGGCACAACACGCCGTCGACATCCACGCAACAGTGCGCCAGCTTGCCCGAGCGCCACCACATCCATTCAAACAGCCTCGGCTTGGCGAGCGCATCCATTGCCAGGGCGAACTTGGGCACCGATTCAGGGTCGGCATACACAACGCACGGTAGGGCCGTGACATCAGGGCGCGAGCGCGCGACCTCCTCAATAGCGGCCGTCATGCTGCGGCCGAACCCACTCGCATCGTCTATCACGACGGCACGCTTAGCGACGCACTGCGCTCTGTGCTTTGCGCGAACGTCGCCGGCGCGCAAAGCGCGACGGTCGCAGAATGACCATAGGTCCGAAAGCGGCAACCCGAGCAGCGATGCAAGAATCGTTGCCGGAACCATGCCGGCACGTGGGATCCCGACGATCACGTCTGGCGCAAGCGCCCGGACGCGCTCGACGTTGGCACGGCAGAGCGCGGTGAGGTCGGCGAACGTGCGCCAAGCGATTCTCATGCAATGGCCTCGGCAAGGGGGAGGATGGGGAAGCACCGCAGCGCGCTGCCTGGTGTAGCGTTGACGATCGACACACCCGGCGGCAGCACCTTGGACGCTGCGGAGAATGCCTTGATGAAGGTTCGGCGGTCGGCTGTGTTGCGGAGCGGCGTGGGGTGCGCGCCGAAAAAGTGGGCCCCGTGCATATCGAACCCGACCAGCACGACGCGCGCGGCCCCGCGCAGCAGTGTGAAGTTCACGGCCTGAAAGCCGCTGTTCGACCCGTAGCGCAGCACGCCAGGGTCGCGCGAGAATTCGTTGCCTGCAGCGCCCGCGACGAGCCGCAAGCCATACTGACGTGCCGTTGCCAGCTTGTCGTTGCTCCCGCTGTCGTGGCTCGACCATTTCTCGCCGGCGAAGCCAGGGCAGCCCTTGTGCACGCGCCACCACGACGCATCGCACCCATAGAGCACGTCTGCCCACGGCATGAGCCGGTATGCGTCCTGCACCGCGACGGTGGGCGCGATCGCGCACCGCGCGGCAATATCGGGCGTCAGGGACGGGCCCGTTGCGGCCACGATGACGGTTTGGCCAGCCCACACGGGCTCGAGCGTCTCGAGCTTCATCAGGCGATGGCGGGGTCTCTGAGCCGGGCGAGCATCAACGGGATTGCCCCATTGGGCCGCATATAGTCGGCGAGGGTCCGGTCCATCTCGTCGTCATAGAGCGCCGACAGGACGAGGAGCACGGCGCCCTGAATGACCGTGATGTCTCGGGCGCTCCACAGCACCGGCGAGCTGACAGACCAATTCGGCGGCGACCCGTCGAGCGCGTCGTCCGGGGCCTTGAGGTAATCGGTAACGATGGCCTCGGCCTGGGCGATCTTGAGCTCAACGTCCGACACGCGATCGTCGTCATACTCGGGCGGGCTGCCGCTGGTCGAGAGGTTGAGCCGCAAATGTGCGTCGGCCTGCGCGAGGGTGACAATGGCTCCCATCACACGCCCCCATCGCCACGGGGGCCGCGCGTACCATCCCGCCCTTTCTTCGCGCATAGCGTCCAGTCGGCGGACGCCTCGTCGGGGGTGGCATCAGTCGGCCGGCGCGCAATCCATAGCGACCCGCGCCACGTGACGGCGTCGCCCGTCTGGTAGCCGCCCGCCTTGAATACCCCGCGATAGATCGGGAGCGGCACGGCGAACGTCCATTCCCGAACCTGCTCGCCCCGCTTCGCGCGGAACGTGATCCCGCGCTCGCCATCATAGGCCACGTCGAGATCGTCGAACCCGAGGCCGTCTTTGCCGTCCCGGCCGGGGACGCCGGGTTGACCGTCGCGGCCGTCCTTACCGTCGAGGCCGTTGTCGCCGGCTGGCCCCGCGGGCCCGGTGTCGCCCCTCTCGCCGCGCGCTCCTGGCGCACCGTCCTTACCGTCGAGGCCGGGCGAACCGTCGAGGCCGCGCTCGCCCGCCGGACCCGGCTCGCCCGACGGACCCTGCTCGCCCCTCTCGCCGCGCGCCCCTGGCGCACCGTCCTTACCGTCGAGGCCGGGCGAACCGTCGCGCCCAGGCTGCCCATCGGCACCAGCCGCGCCGCGCTCGCCAGTGTCGCCCTTGTCGCCGCGCTCGCCGCGCGCACCTTGCACGCCGTCCTTACCGTCGAGGCCGGGGGCGCCGTCTTTGCCGGGGGCGCCGTCCTTACCGTCGAGGCCGGGGGCGCCGTCCTGGCCAGCCGGCCCACGCT